GGCCAATGAGTTGCGTCTCCCACCCGAGAAGCTTGAAGCCGTCATGGCTTTCCTGAAAAAGGAAGTCACTGAAGGCGCGCTGAAGAAGAAGGCTCCCTCCCGACTCATCTTTCCGGTCGAGGTTGAGACACTCATTCTTGTCGCGCGTTTCACCTTCCCGCTCAAGGATTGGCACAAGGCTAATGCCATAAAGAGGATTGATGGCGACCCCTGCGTCAAAACCCCGTACATCGTCGGCTTAACCCCGGAGTACACCGCTAAGGCGGTGACAAACTTCGTGAAGTCAGTCGACGGTCCCACTTGCGATACGGATTTCAGCAAGATGGACGGGACGCATGGGCCCTTCAACGTCGCGCAATATGGCCACCACGTTCGCTCGGCTTACACAAAGGAACACCACGCCGCAATCGATGCAGCTTTGTCTCGCAACACCAACCGCGTGATTAAGCTGCCACTCTTCGCCGAACTCGGAAAGCGCATGAAATTCGCATCCGGGTCGATGAACCTGAGCGGCAAATCGGACACTACGGACTGCAATTGCTGGTCTGGCGCATTTACGCAATACGCCGCGGCACGCAACGCCGGTCTGACCCCCACGGCAGCATTTGAGTCCATCGGAGTCATCTTTGGTGATGACGGGCTCGCCAACGCACAGTTTGACCTGAAAACCGCGGCCAGTGACTTAGGTATGATCATCAAAGTCGCTGAACCCACGGCCAAAGGCGAACCAGTTGTGATGCTATCCCGTGTGTACGTGAATCCTGAACATAGCCTCACCTCGATTTGTGAGCCCACGCGAGCTCTCGCCCGTGTTCCCGTTGTCGTGAACCGGGACGTGCTCGCCGGATTGGCCAACAAGGTTGAGGGCTACCTGGTAACCGATGCCCACACCCCAGTAGTGGGGGAGTACTGCAAGGCACTCAAGCGCATTTATGGGCTTACAAAGTGCCTGCAGAAAGCGACCGCTGACGAGATGTACAAGCTCGAAACATCTAGTCCCTACCCATATGATCCGAGTGATCGTGACATATGTGTGAAAGTGGTTGCTGACCGCATTTGCGCTGTAAATGCAAGTTGGGACGGCGTGTTGGACACTGAGTGTCTTATCGCCGCTCTCAATGCAGCCAAAAGCAAGAAAGACCTTGTCTCCTGCCGTATCACGGAGGCAACGGCCGCCGACCCGTCCCTGATTGTCGTGGGGGATGCCGTCGCGCGCGAGTAATCGGGCCTGTCGGGTCCGAGTGTCTTGGAGGGCGGGTGGGCCCTGCAAATTTCAGCACACACCACACACTGACGTTTTCTCACACACACACACCACAGGCATGCCAGCCCGTCGAACCGCCGCACGACCTAAGCGTAACACAGGCGTGCGTAACAGCATTCGCAAGCGTCGGCCAGTTGCTAGAGCGTCTCGAACAATTCGCACGAGACGTAATGGCACTCGTCCGGGGAACGGACAGGCCGCGAAGCTCCAACATGTCGTGAAACACGGTCTCAACGCGTTCAGCAAGGTACACCTGCCACT